AGCCCTCTCTGTAGTTCTGCTTCGCAGTCTACGGTACCTTGCGGGTTTCCCCGTTTAGGTTCGGGCAGGCTAAATCCTGCTTCTCTCTCAATTTGCGGAGGTCTTTTGGCTACCAAAGTTACTTTCCATAGCTTCCAGGCTAAGTATACAGATACCACATTCGATCCTACCGGAAATCCGGTATACAGCGACAAGAAGGGTCCACTATACACCTGGAGTGATACTAAGTCTGGCGTGTCGGTTCCGTCGTTTCGTAAGAAACTTCAGGACCAACAAGACGCCACTTCGTCTTACTCTGTTGTTAGTGAATCTCGTTCTGTCGAGTCGGGTGAAGGGTCTATTACTGTGTCCCAGTCGTTTTTTGGAAAGCCTAAGCAGGTTACCTATGAGTTGAAAGGGCAATTTGCCCCTATTAACTCAGCGACTAACCCGCCTGGTGCCGATTCCTCGCGCACTATAAACGATGCGACGATTGCCTTTTTGTTAAAAGCCAGACAAGTCCAGACCAAATTTCGCGGTCTAACTTTTGCTGGTGAGTTAACAGAGGCTCTCCATGGCATTTTACGCCCGGCATCCGCACTTCGGTCCGTTATTGGGCAAAGTCTCGTGCGCCTTGAGAAAGGCACGCGTTACAAGCACAAGAAGGATCGAGTTAAGTTTGTCCGGGCAACCTGGTTAGAGACCCAGTTTCACTGGATTCCTCTAATATCAGATGCTCAAGACGCTGCACGTGCTTTATCCGAGCAGGTTAATAAGTTCCGAAAGGAGACAGAAGTGGTCCGTTATACAACGGAGCAAGTCTTCCCCTACGGGACTACCTCTCAGAATGACACGTATAGTGTTGGAAGCATCTTTTGGCGCCTCGTCTCGCAATCGAAACAAACCGTTTCGGTTTCGTGTACGGGAGCCGTAGGTGTGACTCAGTTTAGTAGTCTTGGTGGGTTCGATCCTGAGCTCTGGGGCTTTTCGCCTCGTGAGTTCATTCCTACCCTCTGGGAACTACTTCCTTGGTCTTGGGCCATAGATTACTTTTCCAATGTTGGTCAAGTACTCGACTGCTATTCGTTCGGTCTTGCTAATCTTCGATGGTCCTCGCGGACTGTCAAGATCAAGAACGAGAACGTTACAACGCTGACTTACAACAGTGACGTGAATTCTCACGTTACCGGGTATATCCGCGGCAGTGGATCGTCTAGTCGTTCAGTTCACACTAAGTTCACGTTGAATCGCGGGCGCATTGATTCACTTCCTTCGTTCTCCTTCGACATTTCTGTCCCAGGTTGGCGTCAGGTCGTAAATCTTGCTTCCGCGCTCAGTTTGAACAAACGTGTTGTTTCCAAACTTACTTCTTTTTGACCTTCGGGTCTGAGGTTATTATGACCGTTTCAATTACTTCACCAGTCACTGGCGCTGCGCAGA